TCTTCATCAACTTTAGATTCAGCGATGTCTTGGCTAGCGGCAAGATTCATTTGAAGTTCTTCTAACTTCATCCCTTGAAGTTGTTGTTGATTTTTGGCAGACTCTTGTAACATGTTTAATTCATGTTCATTAGATATCCGAGCGTATTCAATATCAAATTTCTTCATCTTTCTTTCTTCACTACCCTTTATTAATGTAGTAACACAAGAAATTAAAAATCCAGGAATACCAGATCCAAGTAGAGCAGTAAATATAGAGAGTATCATATTTAATATTATTTATAGTTATTATAATCGTAGATAAGAGTTTTCTTTCCTACATTCAAGTCAAAAAGATCAGATGGAGTTGTCTCATTATTTTTGAAATTAAATATAGAACTTAGTTTAGTATCAGATATTACATCAACACAATCAAGTGCATAATGAGTACAATAATATGAACCACAAGTTTTTAGTTTAATTCTATCAAACATCCCATCTAGAAAAGATAGAACGGCACTTAATGCATTATAAGGTGTACCAATATTCTTTTCTTCAACAAAATCTATTAAAGTCAATCTTTTGTATACATCTAATACTTCGTTAGGTATTTCTTCTAACCATATCTTGCCCTTAAAAGAACTAAGTTTATTCCATAAAGAAATAATTCCTACACCAACTCCACCAGTAGATTCAGTTATAAATATTTCCTTAGTATTAATTAAAGGATCTTGTAAGATCTTATAAATGATAGCGGTGTGCATGACTGGAGTTCTGCCTTCAATTTTAGCAGAAAATTCTATTAACCAAGAAATTGGATGAATATACCACGGAGTGTAGTCCTTAAAATGAAGAATGTACACTTTATCATTATAAACTAAATCTTTTATATAGTTATTGTAATGATCCCATAAATTTTGTATATTCTGTTTAGATATAGAATACTTATCAGTCATTAATAAAATTATAATTCTGCGAAAGCAGTCCAATGAAGAGAAACACCAGTTAATATTGTATTTAAAGTTTGTTTCATAATGAAATGATTTTCTGCTGCTTCCGTGACAGTTGCGTTTATGTCTGTTGATCCGGTATAAACTTTATTTATAGTTCCTGTTACGTCGCTGTAAACCGCGCAATTAGGCAAAACTCTTTTTGAAACTTTAAAAGAAATTGTTATTGGGTTAATGTTAGAAACACTGGCTATAAGTCTTCCAATGTTAGTTATAGTTCCAGCAGCTACTTGGTCATAAGTAGTTTCAAAATATCTTTGACAATAACTGAGTTCATCTTGTATAAATCTACCTTCATATCCAGTAAATGCATCACCAGCTTCCAATTGGATACCAGTTAATCTAAAGTTATTATTTGTGTTATCACAAGCATTAACTTGATTTTCGGTGGCAAAATAACTACCAGTTTGCCAGATGTCTTTTGTGGTTTGTAAATTTGAGCCAGCTGCCAAAACAAAACCAACTCTTATGCCAACACCGTTAGTATAATTCCAAGTTCCTGCACTTGGTGAAGCGGCAATTGTGATAGTTTTAAATTCCCAAGTTTCTGAGGTGTTGATTGTGTATTCAGCGATGTAGCTGCGATCGTTAATTGAATTGGCTAAGTAAACGCAATAGATGCCTACTTTGGTTGCTTTAACCCAAAAGGATAAGGTCATGGTTTTTTGCGCTAATGGCAAAAAGTTGTAGCCTTCTATTGTCGTTTCGTAGACACACAAATCTGTAGCACTAATTGAAGAATCAATATTTTGGCAATCAATCAAAGCAGAATAGTTGAAGCCGCGACCAGCTTGAGCAATATTTGGTACATCACTTGAACGGCTTACGTCATGGCTCATTACGCCCATTCGATTGTAATAAAATCTATCTGCAGTGTAAGCAACTCCAGTCAATCCAACAAAAGAAGTTCCTCGTTGCCAAATATTAAAATCACCATTGATAATACTATTCTTACCAATCATGTTGTTTAGAAACGTCTTTGCATAGACATCAGACTTTTGGTAAACATCTAAGTTAGACCTAGCAGTAGCTTTATCTGCCACGTCATTTAAGTTCTGAGCAATAGCCATCTTACCTGCTAACGTGGTTGTCACAGTAGTTGCAAAATTTGGATCATCACCAAGAGCAGCGGCTAGTTCATTTAAAGTATCCAAAGCCCCAGGAGCAGCGTCTAATAACGCATCAATTTTTAATTGAATTCTAGCTTCAACACTAGCTTTATTAGGAATATTTGTAGCAGCGTCAGTTACAAAATCAGAAGAAGTAGAAATTTTAAATCCACTACCATAAGCAGTTTTATCAGATAATTTACCTAAAAGGACTTCAGCATCAACAGCAACTCTAGGCTGTTGATAATACTTCCAAGAAGAAGTGGCAATGTCTTTAACCGCAATAGCAGAAACTCCAGTAGTATTGTAATTTCTTACTTGATACATATTAGCACCTTCTCCATTTACAGGAGGAAGAGAAGCTTCAGTAGCTACGATATTAACGGAGTTAAATACAGACTCATCAACAGTTATTTGAATACTATCACCAGCATTACCAATACTAAATACACCTCTCAATCTTACAGAGTTACCTGTAATTACGGAAGTATTCTTAGTTTTCTGAGTAGTTGCTTGGAGAACACCAATTGCGAAAAGAGTTCCATCCGATAACTTAAATCCATATTCACCAATCGTAAAGTTACCAATTGTACCATCCATGAATAAGCTTATCTCATAAGCATAATCACCAATTTTAAGAACAGTCAATACAGCACCATCGGAAGCTCCAGAAGAGTCTTGATTAAAGACTTCTGTTCCAGACACTTCTGTTTGTGATCTTGAAGGAATATAACCTGCTGCATCTCCAATTGAGTACTTAGTAATATTTAAAGCAGTATTATTAGCAATAGCTGTATTTAAAGCTGCCAAACCTGCATTTGTTACTATAACTTGTGTTGCCATATGTTTTATTTTTATGAAATTTTTAAACTACAGTATAACTTCCTTGATGAGCAGGGAATCCAATAGTAGCCTTAATATTAATAGAAGTTCCGGGTTTAGAAGAACTGCTTTTCCTTTTAGCATAAGTTGGATTAAAAACACCAAATACTAGTGGAGTATTGTCTGACAAATACAAACCAAATTCTCCAATCGTAAAATCTCCAATGTCTCCATTTAAATGAAGAGCTATGTCAAAAGCAAATCTAAAATTAGGATTGTTTCTTGTTTGTATAACAGTTATTGATGCGTTGGTACTAGCGTTTAAACTAGTATCATCGTAAACAGTAGAACCCATCAATCCTGTTTGAGAAGATAATGGGGTATAATTACCAGTAGCACCTAATTTAAATTTAGTAACATTAACACTAGTTCCAAGAGTTAATGCTTCCCTTATCTTAGCTAAACCTACGTCTGTTAATACTAAAGTTACTGTCATTATTGTATTAATTTAAATTGTTCAATTAATCCTTCAAGTATATTATTTGTATCATAATTATATATCTGATCAATATCTATAGAGTCAACCTCAGTCTTAGTGGAGCATAATAAAATTTGTGACCTTATTATAGCATACTTATTAAAAATCAAATCTCCAATAGTCGGAACTAATTCATTATGAATTCTATCAACTCTTAATTTAATATGCTCTACATCTTCAAAAGTAACTAAATTGGGGTTTCTGTTAATATCAGTCCAATATCTTTTAGTATTTGATGCAATAGGAAGTAATTGATCCAAAATCATTTGGTAACTATCTCTCTTCCCTTGGTCAGAGGCTTCATCATTTATAATGGCAATAGCAAAATTTATACTAGTTACAATCTTACTAAGTTGCATAACTGCAGTGTCATCCGCAGCGTAGGTGATTCCGTTATATTCAACTTGAAGATTAGCTAATGTTGAATCTTCTAATTGAATTCTTTTGGTCTTTAATATGGATATCTTATTTTCCTTATAACCATCTAGAGAATATTCAGGCTCAACATATCCCCCATTATTAATATACTCTAAAACTTCTTTATATTGAATATTATCTGCCACCATAGGGACTCCCATGTTGTCATTAACAATATATCCAGGTCCAGAAATTCTTACTTTATTTATTATCATATTTTAATTATATATCTGCGCTTAATAATAGGTAATTTGAGTTATTTTCAACAAAAATAACAATACATGCAATACTGTTAGTTTGTCCAGAAGTGTTAAAATTACCAAATACTGCATACCAATCTCTAGTTGAAGATAAGAAACTATCTATTAACGGTGAAGATTGAGTCACATTAAATCCGGTGCCGTTTTGAGCATTGAATATACCTTTCTGGGTGGCTGTCGGATTTGTCCTCATCTCTACTGCCATTTTTGCTGTGGAGGTTATTTTTCCTGTGGATGCATTAACTGTGTGGATAAAACCCTGCCCAGTGGTGGCTCTTGTAAAATATCTTTCACACAAAAATAACTCAGTCCCATAAGTTCTTCCGTCAAATCTAGTTGGCACATATCCTTCTTCCATCTGAACACAAGCTATTTTAAAATTGTTAGCTGTGTTATCACAAGCGTTGACCTGATTTGAAGTAGTTAGAAAAGCACCAGTTTGCCATGTGTTAGGAGTTGTTTGAAAGGAAGACCCTCCAGATAAACATATACCAAAATTCAATCCAATACCACTTCCGAAATCCCATGTGCCAGCCGATGGTGAAGCATCTATATTAACTACCTTATACTCCCATACATCAGAAGAGTTAACAGTTATTTCTGAAACAAAGCTTCTATCATTACCAGAATTTCTCACAAAAACCCCATATACTCCGGTTTTTGTAGCCTTTACCCAGAAACTTATTACAATTGGTTTTTGTGCTATATTTAAGAAATTATAACCTTCAATTCTTTGTTCTAATGTGCAAAAGTCTGTAGATGATATTGAAGAATCTACAGTTTGACAATCTATCAATAAAGATTGAGATAATACTCTTCCACCTTGCCCAACAGTTGGCACATCACTAGTTAGTGAGATATCATGAACCATAGCGCCGCTCTTAACATAACACCATCTATCAGCAGAAAAAGTTCCGGTAGCAGCACTAGTCCACGGTCCGATTCTTTGTGAAATCATGAAGTCACCATTCATGATAAGATTTCTCATAGAGAAAAGCTCAGAAGAATAAGGATTACCCCTAACAATGGCTTTCCACTTAGAAACTCCATCTGAAACTAATTCTAAAACTCCTCGCGGAGCAGTTAAATTTACAGAAGTAAAGTTATCAATAGTATCTGCACCTGCAGCTGTTACTGCTATTTTATTTACAGAATTAACAGTTCCTGAAGAATCTACGATTAGTAAAGGTTGACCAGCGTTGAACGCAGAAGCAGCAGGTAGTGTTGCTGTTCTGGGGGCTGTCATTGTCCCAGTTTGAACAACAAATCTATCATTAACTGTTAAAGTTATATCAGCATTTGAGAAAGTAGTTTTAGTTTCTACTCCCAAGTTAGCTCTAGCTGTTTTCTTATTATTTAAATCACTTAAGTTACTTGCAATTGCCAGCTTACCAGCAAGAGCATTGGTCATTGTAGTTGCAAAGTTTGCATCATTTCCTAATGCAGCAGCTAACTCATTTAAAGTATCAAGTGCACCAGGAGCAGCAGCTACAATAGCTTGAATTCTCTGTTCTACAGCGTATTTAGTAGGAACTTTATTGTGAGAATTTGTACTAAAATCAGCATCATCTGAAATTGTTTTAGAAGAAGTCTTAAGACTTCTATTTGATTTAGATAAAACAATCTCGTCTTCAAGAACAGTTGCACCTTGTACTTGTGTGAAGTACTTCCATATGCTATCCTCAGCATCTTTGAAAGCCAATGCAACAGCACCATTACCATCATAATTTCTAACAATTTGCATATTTGAACTAGGATCACTAGTTAAAGGCAAATTTGAAGTAGTCTCAACTACATTTATTGAGTTGAAAACAGTATTAGCTGAAGTAATTGTTACAGCACCGTTATTAGTGATGTTAATTAAAATCTTAAGAGTTAAAGTGTTTCCACTTGTTTTATTAATTCTAACATCAAATGCACCAATAGCTACAATTACACCAGCTGAAGTTTTAAATAGGAACTCACCAATGTTTGAAAGAGTTACGCTTGAATTTAAAATAATTTGTAATTCAACACTTTTAGTGCCAACAAGAATTTTGTTAATAGTGCCGCCACCTGAAGTTTCATCATATATTTTAGTTCCAACTAAAGCTGCTTGTGAAGCTGTTGGTGTATAATTAAATCCATTACCAATTTCAAATTTAGTAATATCTAGTAAGCTAACATTGGCTAAGTTAGCTGTAATTGCACTTAGTCCTGCATTGGTAGATGCTACCGTTATATTCGCCATGATTTATTAAATAATTTTTCTATTAAACAATACTGTTACCGTGAACGCCACTGCTTTCGAATCCTTGAACACCAGTCAATCCTAGATCTATGAACTGACCAACATTGCTTTCGTCATAACCACTAAAGTCGACAGATTCATGTCCAGTAGATCCGACTAAGAATGGAGCTCTAACATTATTTACAGCCATGCCAATAAAGTTCTGTACTACAAGAACTATGGGAGCTATCGCATAGAATAATCTTTGAAATCTCTCTACGTCGTTTAGTTCAGGATATAAATTTAAGTCATAAGTAACATCCACTCTATTTGTTAGATAATAAGCTTCAGTTAATTTTGAATTAACAAATTCAATGTAATCTTGTGTGTATAATTCTTCAACAGTGATATTTGCAGATTTAACATAAGCAAAGAAGTCAATGAATTTTTTAGTTCCTGATATTTGATAGAAGTTACGAATTTCTCTAAGTAATCTTCTATGTTCATCTTCATTAAATTCTTCGTCAGCAATATCTACGATGAATCCTAAAGTAGTTTTAATTAGTTTTAGTAATTCAAAATCTACTTTATCTTCTCTTCTTATATTTTCTAATCTTGTGATAGCATCATTTATAGGATTCGTTACTTGTTGTCTTAGAGACTCTAAGAAAGTAGGAAGCAATAAGGTAGTTCTTAGATATTCAGGAAGTAATTTAACTAGATCATAAGTATCTGGCTCAACCAAAGTCCATAGCCCAGAAGCATAACTAGTATTATCAAAAGTACTAGTTATTGTAATTTGAACAGCAGAGGATTGATAAATAGGATCTATATTTAAAGTACCCTCACCAACAGTATTTCCGTCTATATCTAAGGCTCTAATTTTATAACCTTGTCTAATACCAGAAACTTGGTACCACATGTAGCCTGATCCTAAAGTCGCAATCGCTTGATTGTCGACAATGGAGCTTAGCGTTATCGATACTTCAGGAGTTATTGACATTATCTTTGTGATCTAAAAATATTAACAGTAAGAGTATTTAAAATTATGAATTCTCTTAGTTGAGCAATTACATTATCGCTTGGGGTCTTTATATCTACCCAGTCGACACCTGAAATACTTTTTACAGTATAAGATATATCAGATAATTTAAGATCTCTTTCAAAAGAATCTGAATTAATTTCTAATAATGTTGTTATTGCTGTTTCTACTTGGGTCTTTAGAGTGTTAGGATTAATAACATTCTCTAAGTAATAAACATCAATTTCAATATCTTGAGGAATAGCAATAGGACTCTTATAAACCATTTCAGTAGTCATATGCTTTTTATCTTCAAAGAATTCTTTTATATCATCAATTTCATCATCAGTATAATCTGAAATTAAGTAAGTAGAATTTATTTGTTGAGCATTAGCCACGTTTGCTGCATATTTGAGATGAACAGCACCTGTTGAATAGTTTATTGTTGAAGAATTTGAAATAGCCTGTAACTGAACATTACCTATTCTAGTATAAGCAGCATTTCCAGCTCTATTAAGAATTTTTATTCTTATATGTCTATAGGCTGTTGTTGTGCCCATTTTTAACCACTTACTCCAAGATCTTACTCCTGGATCTAGTAATTCTGTATTTCCTTTCAATACTTCCCAATCATCTTCGTCATCAATAACTGGGGATGAAAGGTTTGATCCATAGACCGACACTAATGTGGGGAATGCTCTTTCTTGCATTGTACGATCATCTGAACTTTGTATTCTCAAGCTAGCAACTGTTTTAGTTACCATAGCTCCAAAATCATAAGTGATGTGGATAGGGGCAATATCGCTAGGAGCTACTCCTGATTCCCAATAAGTGTCTTCATCTTGATCAAAAGCAAAATCTGCTTCATTGACTCCGTCATCACTATCAGAATCTGAAGTTCCACTTCCAGTTATTTCATTAAAAGAAACACTATCAGAAACTAGGTAATCAGTAATGTCATACCAATCTATAGCACCACTATCAATTATAATTGATCCAGGAATAACAGTCCCAAAGGTCAGGGTTTTATTGAAGATAGCAAGAGATCCAGTACCAGTTCCAATTAATTCAGATTTTTTAGTAATATCATTCTTAATTGCACTAAAGAAAACTCTATTCATCATAGAGTTATCAGCATATCCCAGTTTAAATGCTTCTTCAAATTCACCCCATACTTTACCAGCAAGAACTCCTGAATATTTTCTTAGGAATCCTTCATAGTCATTTCTGCGAACGGCTCTTTTATTTGAGGCAAAAATTCTAGGAGAAGTGAATTTTAATAATTCAACTGAATCTTCATCAGACCCACTAGATGAAGTTGTTGTAGAAATTATTGTTGCTTGCAAGTCTTGACTTCCACCAATGTCAATGGCATCAAGAAGATCAATAGTATCACCAACAATAGATGAATTACTAGAAATACCCTCAGTTATAAAGTAAGTTACTACAATAACATCACTCAATAGAGGAATGTTTCCATAAACACCGTTACCGAATGCTAATTTAACCTTACCTTCTGGAGTTGTGTCTTCTAAGAAAACATCAACAGCACCATATTCAAACAAGCTACTTCTTTCTCTTGTCCAAGAATCACCATTTATTGTTAATTCTAAAACATTTTCTTCTATGTTAAAAGCATCTTCAGCTAATAATAACTGTTGGAATTCTTGACCATTTCCAGAGAAAGTTTCTGAAGTTGGCTCGCCTTGGTAAAGAGTAATGTCCAAAGTGGTAGTCATTGGGGTTAAGAGGTATTCTTCTCTAGTGTACCAAGTTAAGTCTCTAGCTGAGAATCTTGTATATTTAGGTATGGCGACGTTTGTTAATAGAGTACTATTAACTGTTAATGTTGCCGACATTGTAGCTCCTCTCTTTCTATACGGAGAAGCACCTAAGGTAGATGCCAAGGCATAAACAGAAGATTTAGCAAAAGCAGTAGGCATGAAGCTATTTCTTTGTGCCATTTCAATTCTGTAAGACAACATAGTGAAGATAGCTCCACCAAGATCAGTAAGAATATCACCAGCTTCTCCTGGAAATAGGGATTTACCTATATCTCCTCTGGCTCTAATATCATCTGCTATGTCTTGTTTTATACTGTCAAAATCGGTACTTAAATCAGCTAATTTCATTATTTCAAGTTAATTATGTCGTTAAAAGTTCCAGTTTGTGAGGTAGCTAAGATAATATAATTAACTGTTATTTCAATTAATTGTTCATCTTCAAAACCATTTACCACAACATCCTGAGTACTTAAAGATATTCTCGGTTCCCAAATACTTAAAGCCTGATAAATGTCAGTCTTCAATTGTCGTATCATTGCAGGTGTTATAGATTCAAATAAACTATTATGAATATTTGAACCAAAATTTCTATTAAAAACTCTGCTACGTTTCTGGGTACCCAATATGTTGGCAACAGATTGATTAATAACATCTTCATCTTGTAATACCAGATCTCCTGGTCCAACTCTAAATAGCAAATTTAGATCTTTATATGTTACACTATTTCTCATTTAATTCTATAAATTATAATTACGGAATTAATGCCCACTGACCGATACCACCTGTGTCGTTTGCTTTTCTTTGAGCAAGATCACCTTGGTTATCAGTCACAGTATTGGCAACTATATCGCCCGTCACATTCAGATTACCAGTCACGGTAGCGTTCCCATCTACAGTTGTTTCAGGAGCAGTAATTTTAGCAGTACCAGAAGCATTAACTTCCGAAGTTGCACAATTTATTTGAGCCTTTTCAGTAGCAGTAATCACTGCGTTTTTACACGCTATCGTAGCTGTTCTTGCTACATTTATAGTTATGTTACCTTTTCCGCTTGTCTCAACAATATCAACAACAGCGTCACCATTAAATACCAAACTCAAAGTATTTTGAGTCATATTAACAGCAACCTTATTTCCTTTCTTATCTTTAAGGATATAAGTATTAGGATAATCAACTTCTTGACCTGTTATTTTATTTGAAGCATCAGATAATCTTCCTACATACATAGGAGAATAAATATCTCCCCTTAAAAATTTAACTAATAGTTTTGAACCAACTTCTGGAACTGAGAATCCTGAAATATTGGATCCTCCTCCAAAAGATGGAGATGAACACTTAATAGCCCATGGTAAAGCAGAATCAGGAATTTCATCTCCTGTTCCAAATAACTCTTCTATTCTTATTTTAAGTCTACCAATTTGTAAAGGATCAGAATTATCAACCACAGTTCCATGATAATGGGTCTCTTCTTTTAATTCTATTTTATCAAAACTTAAAGGATTAATTACACTCATATTATACCATGTCCCCCAAGTCTTCAGAAGGATTAAATCCGTCCTTAATTAAATTAAATGATCTACTAATAGTAGTCGGCAATATTGTTGTAGAAATTCTGCTAACCAAATAACTTCCCGTGTAGGTTTGCTGTTGAGTCGTTCCTTTAGATTCTGTTTTGTAAGCCACAATATTAACTGGATCTAGCAACTGAACATCTCTAGGGGAAGACGTTATTGCTTTATAAGCTACAGAATTTAATGCTCTAAATCTAGCATTCTGAGCTAGTGCTTTATGGTAATTCTTATGACAATTTCCTGCATCAAATGGTAAAGAAACTAATCTTTGTGGCTTATTAAATTTAGAATTTAATTGCAAGAATTTATCAGTCTTCAATGTTTTATTAATAGAAATATCAACATCAGATCCAGTTACAACACTATATCCCTTGTATTTTCTACCATAACCATAAATACTGTTCAAAGTTCCAGCTGAAGATCTTACAGAAGTATCTTCAATAGTCACAGATTTAACATCATTATCTTGATTAATTTGTTTAAAAGTCCACTTAGGAACTTTTTGCTTCTTCCTTTCAGTAAGATTAGCTAAGACAAGTTGAGAATTTCTTCTTATACAAGAAACAAAGCATGAGAAATTACTAGCCCATGCATGATCAGCAATATTTCGTAACCAATAAGATCCCTTTATTCCCCCTTTAACCCAAGTTTGAGTATCAAAAGTATTATCAAGATCAAAATCAAGGCCATTAGCTATTGCAACTTTTTTGAATACTTCTTTAGAAGTTCCAGTTATAGAATCAAATCCAGATTGAAATAAAAGTGGTAAATTCATTAGCCCAGTGATTAAGTATGTATAGCCTTCTACTGAGGGTGCCACTTCATAATTAAATACCCTGAATTTCATGAGACTTTCAGTAGTTTCTAATCCACCAAGATCTGTAAGTGTTAACGAGATTTCAATTTCAGAACCATCTTTAATAGCCTTATCATCAACCAAGCTTCCATTATTAGTAAATGCCATTTCTAACATTGGAAGGAATTGTTGAACAGATTCTGTTATGATTATTCGATGTAGCATATTATCAGAATCAGAAAAATCCTGATCATCTATTCTTATTTTTAACGAGTAATCTTTACCTAAACCTATTGACATTATATGTTAACTATTTGACCGTTACTATTGTTTTTAGATCTTTGGATTTGGAAATATTCTTCTATATCATTTAATAGTGGAATACCTAATATTTTACCAGGAGGTAATTCTGTTAATGGATCAGAAATCTTATTTATGAAACAAATAATCCACCAGTAGTTTTCACTATTGTAATTAATAAAAGAAATAAGATCAGGCATAGCTTCTTGGTCTTCTGTTACTCTATGAATTAAAGCTTCTTTATCTTTAATAAAATTATAGAATTCAGAGAAGCTAAAATTTATTGGATCAATGATCGTACGACCATTAGGGTCTACTACTGATCCATAAAAGTTTCCTCTTGAAAATCTATTTAAAAATTTTGATGATGCCATACTTATGCTACAGAAGTAGAAGGATTAAATTTGTTCATAGCGTAAGACAACAGAGATTTACCGCTATTCTTACCATTATCTATAGACGACAACTGAACTTTAGGTATCTGCTTAAACATATTATCTACCTGTTCAGTTACTAATGAATACAAGGTTCTAAAGGTAACATCGACTTTCGCTGACATTGGATAACCATCTGAACTCATTGCTCCGCTAAACTCTGGAGATACATTTGTTATTATTACCCTTTCAAATGTTAAAAATTTGCCAACTTCAATTGTTATAGTATCACCAGCTCCACCTTCACTAACTACAGCTCCTGTGCCTTTGTCATTAGTCTTTTGGAATAATCTTGGACCAGGAGGTGTTAATAATAATGAACCCTTACCACCACTTGGTAGAGCCATTTTTGATAACATTTTAACTGGCTTAATAACATCATCATAACCATTACTGCCCGCTGCTGTTTTCTTATTAAACTGTGGATTATATCCTGCCTTAAATTCTAATGATAATGTCAATTCAATAGGGGCATTACCAGACCAAACTTGTGCGGTCATTACCTGAGTAGTTGGGGCTTTATTTAAGAATTCTTGAATACCAACTTTTATAATACTACCACTGGCATCATTATCTCCTATTAGAGACTTCCACTCAGAATTTATTGTAAGAGAAATATTCTCTGGAATTCTAGCCTCCACTCGACCATGACTACTAGAGCTTACACTTATTAAGTAATTTTCACTCAGTGTTGTCTCTAAAGATGGATCTTCAGAAACTGAACCGAGGTTACCTGATCCAGGAATGAAACTCTTTAAACTACTTATCTCAAATCCCATACTAATATCCTCCTGAAGTTACAGCAAATAAGCCAACATCATCCACATTCCAAACGGTATCACCTAAGCCCTTCTTAGTAGAAGTTGGTCTCATAGCTGAATTACCACCAGATTTACCTTTACTAGGCTTACCCATATTACCCCAAACGCTATCCACTACTTTATTGTATCTTTCCATGTTATTTTTATCAGCCAATTCCATTTGAAGTTGAGTTGCAGTTACTACACTTTTCTTGCTAGGAACTAGCGGTACACTACTAGTCTGCTCTGAAGGTATGATTACAGTTTTATCTCCAGGTTTAGGTATAGGGGTCATGTTAGGAGTTGCAGATACTGGTGCAACATCCTGTGGTAATTCTTCTGCTCTTCCGACTAATTTAAGTGGACCACGAGGCTGTTCTGTGGTGTCCGCATTGTCATCTCCAGTTAAATTTTGTTTAGTTCCAAATATTAACTGATAGAAATAACTGTTCTTAATGCCAGTTTTAAGGTTGTCAAACTTTTCAGTTACAAAGTTAAAGAATGACATTACTTTTTCAAATCCCATAGTAAGAACTTCCTTAACTTGTTTTAGAGGATCTTCAAAGAAATCTTTAAATCCCTCAACAGTGTCAGTTAAGTAGCCTTTTACTTTTCCATAGGCTAAGACAAATTTATCTTTAACATAAGATCCAACTTTTTCAAAAGCCTCAGTTATCTCAGGAAGGTAATCCATGATAGCAGTAGTTATCAAACCACCCAAAGCACCGATAGCAGCACCAATCGGACCACCAATGATAGCACCTAATTGGGCACCACCAAGAGCACCTTGAGCATAATCAGCAGCTCTTGAATTTAATAGTCCGCCATTCTCTTTGTCGCCAAATAGACCTTGACCCTTCTTATCACTAATATCTGTACTTCCATAAAGAAAGGCAGCTGAAGATGCTAATCCTAGTCCTTTACCAAGAACTCTACCATACTTTCCAGCCTTACCAGCACCAGTGTTGGCTCCGAAGAATCCACCACCAGCTCCTTTTAAGAAATTACCAATACCACCAAGAAGACCACCAGTACCTAGGATATTAGTGCTGCTTCCTGCATTTATGTCTTTTGTAGCATCTTCTATTCTCTTTAATTGCTTAAGAGTTTTCTTATACTTTTCATTTTCTTCATCTTCATTAGTAACAGCTTGGGTGCTTAAATCACTTCTTAGACCTTCAATTTCTGAATGGATTACATCTAAAGACTCGACCATATTAACAGAATTATCTGCTGAGATCTGTGTGCTGTCTTCTATTTTAGATTCTACGGTTTGTCCGCCTAAGACATCTTCTTTACTTTCTTCCTTCTTGTCTTTCTTAAATAAGTTACCAATGAAATCTTTAGAGTTATCAAATAACGAACCAAAATCAACTACACCTTCTAATGATTTAGCAATTAAACCGAGTTGAGGAGATATAGCACTAAGAGCAGTTGAGGATAAATCTCCAATAATAGTCTTACCAGAAATTGCACTAGCGTTATTAACTAGATAATCTTTAGCAGAAGTTCCAATTTTATTAGATATCTTTGCAAGACCATCGAAGATGCTAGAGTTTAATAGTGTATTTTGATTATTCTTAGTTCTAAAATTAGTTAATACAGACTCTAAGGTCTCATTACCTAATTTAAGATCTAAGTTTTGATTTATAACTAAAGAAATCTTATCAAGCATGTCTAACATCTTCTGAGTATCATCAGAAGAAACTGTTTTACCTTTCTTTAAGAAATCATCTGAAATCTTTTCTACATTCTTAATATCGGTTAGTAAGTTTTTAAGAACGTCCCCACCTTTATCAGTCAGTGGCTCTAGGGCTTCCTTTGTAGATTTAATACTCTTGTTAGAGACTTGAACTACTCTAAGTATTTCAAGCATAATCTTATTATTTACTTCCTGTTTATCTTTCTCATTGGAAGCCGTAGATGATGTGGGATTAACGACGCTTTTTATGACATCAGTATTCCCAAATGTATCCGTTACTTTTTGAAAAACATTACTAACCATTTTTAATTTATGTTACGATTTCACCGAACTTCGCAACTCTTACTTGCTGCGCTTCTGGCTCTTTTGTCTTTCTAGTTCTTGCAGGTCTTTCAGGTGTCGGTTCCGTAGCCACACTGCTTTCGAGAAGTCCATCCCCTCCGCATTTAGCTGAAGATGTCTGATTAAGAAGTATTCTACCTCGTAGATCTCCTCCACTGGGAAAGGGCGGAAAGAACTTAGCTAAATTGAATTTATAACTAACATCGATCTTAGCATTACAGCTAAAACATTCTTTCTTAACATAAGGCTTAACACCGTAGTCAAGCATAGACTCTAATTCTTTAAGAATAACATAGTCATCAGCAGTAAATGATTCAACTAGTTTTAATCTTTCTTCAACAGAACCACCTGTAGGTTCTAATGTTAATGCTAAACCAATTTTAGATCTAAAGTTAGTATCATCTGGATCTATACCCTTAGCTACCATGTATTTTCTTGATTCCTTAGAATCACCAATGGTAGACAATCTAATTTTAACTGGTTCTTCTCTTGAGAATAATCTAACTTCTGCATAGTCTTCAAAATCTTCAGTGATCTCGTTAATAACTAAATCTGGACCGCTGATTTGGGAGTGATTTGATTCTGAACATTTAGGACAGTTCCACTTAATTTCAATAGGGAAGTGCGGGTAAGAGTTAACACGTTGCCAGTGTAACAAATATTCTAAATCTTGATTTGTTAATTCATCTACAGTAATTCCTTGTAACTTTCTATCTATAATATCGTATAATTTATTTTCATCGGTAGTCTCTCTGATAAGAGCTATTTCTTGGACATCTGACAAAGTTAGAGTTCCTACTCTAATATCTCTTTTATATAATCGGCTTCCTGGAAGTTGTACTAAGGATGTGTTTTCGTAGCTAATGTTTTTTGTCATATTTTAAATTATTGAAAAGATTATTATAAATATTATTCTTTAGGATCAACCTAAACAGTGAGAAAAGTGGGAAATATTTAAAAGCTCACTCTGTTACAAAATACCAGTCAATATACGAAATAAATTCTTATATAAAACTTGTAATATTACCACCTGTAATAGTGCTGAGAATGCCTGTCAATCCAGAAGATTTTTGTTTCATCACTACTCTATCAACACTGAATGTGACATTTAATTTTACATAATCAGAAACATCATAATCTAGACTTAACGGATCTATTGATATAGGCCACACACCTAAACACTTTAAACTAAATACTTCAGTATCTAATTTATCTTGTAATTTCAATTCTATAGTTTTCTTGTAAGAAGAAGGGTAATTATGGGTACCATCAGAATTCTTTATTAATGCGTTCCACATATTAAAATATGAAAGAGAGTTTCCCTTAGAATCTTGAAATATAACTAAAGATAGCGGTGATACGCTCTCCGTACCAGGGAAATATTGTAAAGAACTTCCAACATGAACACTATTTGAATCAAATGATGGAAAAGGAAAAGAAGAAATAGCTTGAGTTATAGGCTCAATTCCTCCTATTTTTGGCATAAAGACTTTCCACTTATAAGACATTTGTGGCTCAGCACCCTTAGACTGAAGGATACTCAACCCTAGAGCTGATGCAGTACCAGTGAAACTTGTTAACTTATCTTTTAGAGCCATTGGATTAAATATTCTTAATTTTTAATAACCCAGATGCTAATAGTTAATTTATCTGTAAATATTTTATACATTGATAAGCTGCTAATTGCACTGTTAAGGAATTCAGCTTCTGATTTTTGACCTATTTTAGAAAGATTACTCTTAACAAAATTAATTACCCGTTTGTAGTCGGAATCTGAAGGTAAGGTATCTGGCTTACTTCTTCTGTCTCCTTGTTCTCTTTCTAAATCTCCTTCCTTTTTATTCTTAATTGAAAGAGTGAACATATTCTTATTATCACCATCCAGCTTAAAACTAATAGATCCTAGCTGTCCACTAGTAAGGCTGTTAGGGACTTCATTATAACTAGAGATTTTCTTGATAGCAAGAAGTAATGGTTCAACATTTATTGCTTCTACAAGAAAATCTCCGTTAATCCCAACCACTTTAGCTAAAATACTTTCAGCTAATTTTTTATAATTCTTTTTCATTATTTTAATTATAATCCTGAGTCAGTAAAGTTATCATAACTAAAAGTTACATCAATTTTCATAGCTTCAGAAGAAGACATATCAAGTTGAATATCAGGCATTTCAGTTGGCCAGACTCCTAGGAGTCTACGCTTAAATACAACAGTACCTGAGTTGTCAAACAAACTAATAATACCAGTTGATTTAATTAAAGAAGTAGGAGATTGCAAACCTGTTTCAGAATTATTACAAAGATCCATCCAACCAGTTAGTACTCTTAGTACCTGAGCTTTATTACCTTCAATTAAAGACACAGTCCAATTTCCGTTAAATTTACGTTGACCTGGGTAATTAATTTCATGAGCACCTAAATTAACTTTAGTCTGTTCAATACTAGATCCTGGAAGGCTAGCAGCTGTACATCTTAATGATAATTCTTTAGCACTCAATCCTACCAAATTAGGTAGTGGTGAGATCTCGAATTTAAATTGATAAGCCTTTATCGGATCAGATAACGCTTTTACTTGGCTAATTGCTACACCCATATTTTGTTTTATTTTAAATTAAAAGTTAAATACCATTGTTAAGAAAATTAAAAATTTCCACCTTGTGCGATTAGATCAGAGAAGTTAACCCCAGTTCTAGTAACTACTGTTTGTAGTTGGATAAACTCTGCAGCTCTAGTCGGCTGGATATAAATATCCACGTTCATTTGATTTTGATCAATTACTGTTGAAGTATTATTGCTATCATCACAAACTACTTGGTAAGCACTAACACCACTTTGAGCTTGAATTTGATCCATAAAGTTTGAGATAGCCTCACTAACTTGTGATCTTGTGAATTCATCATTCAATTCGAAAACAACATAGTCAAGAGCCTTCTTAACATTAACTTCAATTGTGATTAACAACCGTCTAACATTTAGCCTATCAAGAGCCGATAATTTAGTTTGTTGAGTTTTCTGTCCCCAAATAGCTATACCATTTCCTGGCTTAGATAGCAAGAAGTTTATATTTGCAGGATACAATAACTCTTGGTCACCAGCATCATAAGAATTTGATAACTTAGTTACATTCAAAATCCCACTATCTATAATAGCTCTATTTAAACCAGCTGCTGGTGTCCATGGGAAAGCAACTCTATCAGTCTTAGCGATAGCTTGTCCAACAAATCCAGATGGTGGAATAGTTATTTTCTTGTTATTAAAAGAGTTATTAACTTCAACCCATGGTGCATATAAGCCACAAAAACTAGAATTAAAGTTTTGAGTCGACTTTCTCCATGTAACAAGACTTGATGCGGCTAAACTAGCAAAAGGAGCGTCTAATATCGCTACACAATCACGTCTACTTTCAGCAATAGACTTCATCTTAGTTTGAACAGCAAAAGTTGAAGCAGTAACATATCCAGCATTCATTAAGATACCAACTGTAACTTCATCCGGATTAGCGTAAAGATCCCAACCAATAGAAACTATAGACTCAGTAACTGCAGCGCCATTAGCGCCAGAAGCAAGATAAGTAGTAGTCTCAATTTCTTGAGGAAGAACAGTATCAGCAAGAGCAGTATTATCTTTTACTGCAATGAAGATTGATTTGTCATTGATTTTATCTTCAACATAATATGAACTACCATAACCGTCAATACCTTGTTTACGAGAACATCCTGGGAAACTTTCTCTCAAAATTTCAATGCCGTCAATAACTTCATAAACCTTAATATCAAAGAAATCACCGACAAGGTTATCTAAAGTAAACTTAATTGTGTTTCCCCATACACCAGGATTTTCTGCTCTAAATAACAAGATACCATCAGTATCAGCAGAGAATAAATCACCAGATAAAGCAGTAACAGTTAATCCACCAGAAACAGCTTTGGTTAAAGCTAATTTATATTGGTAGCTTACTGTAACATGTTTATTATTACCAGGAGTAACTGAAGTTGTTACACTGATAGCACCAGTGGCGTAGTTAATTGTACCAGAAGCAATACCAGTACCAGAAATAACTCCATCTGAATCAGTTCCAATTGTTGAATCTTGACCTTCAACTAAAACAACTACACTCCCTGGAACAATGCCAGAACCTAAGTTAGCTAGGGTTTTTGCAAAAGTAACATCGTCATTATCAGAAGTACCAAGAGCTTCAGCAGAAACACTTAATGGAGTTGCCTTTTGAACTTTAATGGCAGAGTGCTTAGCATCAGTGTTAACAACCCTTGTAACATACAAGGAGTTGCTTTGTTCTAAGAAAGCCACGGCTGTGTGTTGCATATAACCGAAGTTCGTATCTGGCTCTCCAAAGAGCGTTACGAAATCTTTAGTATTAGAGATGAAAGTTCTTTTATTAACTGGACCGCGAGGAGATGAGCCAACTACAGCACCAACAGCATTACCAGCAGCACTAATGATTTGAGACAAATCTGTTTCCTTAGCAAATACACCAGGACGTAGATATTTTGACATAATTATATATTATTAAATTTAAAATTAATATTTATTCAGTTTTAAGTATTTCTTTATCACAAGCTACAGATCCTTCTGATATAACTTCAACTAGGTCATCGCCTAAATTTGAAATTGTACTAGGAATCTCTACTACTGCTCTAGGTGGGATGAAGTATACTTCACCATCATCAGCTTTGATATCTTTTTGAATGTCAAATCTATTATAAATTTTTATCATAAACCTTATTCAGTTATAGTTATTTGTCCGTATTCTATGCTATTATCAACATAATTAATGTCTCGTATCCTAGCTATAGCAGTAAGTATTCTTTTCTCAATAGCCATTGATCTTGCAATAGCACCATCAACTCTAAATGGTAGTCTTAACGCATAGATAGATCCGTGACCTCTTAATAAATCTTCATTAGTAGGAACTTGCTCAGGACTTGGCATATCAGAATATACAATCTGAAAGCCTGTCTGTAATTGAGGAACTACAGAAGAAATATAATCATGTCTAGTTCCCCCCGCTCTAGCAAATACCAATGTTTCAGAAACTCTTTCTATATTATCTAAAGAGTTATGGTAAATTACTAGATTATAAATTATCTTAACACCTTGTAATTTGTAAGTTGTTACCTCGTCTTCTGGATTATCAGGATCTGGTGTATCACTTACAAGCTTCGGTACATAAGAAGTTCTAGTTAAATCATTACTTATATCATAATCTCCTCTTGTCACAGTAGCAAAAGGGAATTTTAAATTCTTGTTAGTACTTGTATCCTTATCTCTTTCTTGCAAAATTCTAACAGCATCTGCAAAAGTAGCTACAGGACAATAAAATACTTGATTGTTATTAACCCAAATAGTTGGATCCAATCCACTTAATATGGCAAAGAAATATTTACCTACTTCATTATGTATTTCTGCTAATGTGGATTTTATGGCCATTATTAAGCAGAAATAGCAACAGGATTATCCTTATTAATAACTCTGATATACATGTTACCGTTCTTATAAACAGTGTCAGAGAAATTAGCGCCGTTAGAGTCAGTAACATCGAAAGGAAGATCAGCAGTTGAACCACGTGTCATGATCATCATAGCAATAGATCTTTTTCTATTATAGTAGATTTTACCATCAGTTGATAAGACGCCATAAGTGATTGCTGCTGGAGCAAACAAAGCATTCTCAATCATTTCTTTAGCGATTGGTCTGAAATCTTTTTTAGTAGTCATACGGTTTTGTAAATTTATAATTAAAATTCTTACTAAGACTAGTCAATTAGTAATATGAAAACAAATAAGTATTAATAGATTTCTAGCCAAGAGTCCAAGTGTTGTTTCTAGATGGAACGCACTTAGCAACCTTTGAATAGCCAGTATCTAAATGTTTTTGTTCTACAGAGAGAACTCTCCACATCATTGCTTGAACCCCTTCTCCTACTTCTGCGTACCTATTAGGCAAAGGGATTTCAATTATAGTATCAATAGGTAAATGTTCAGTAGTTTTAATTTGAACTTCTAAGGGTAAATCATTTTCAACATTTTCCCCTAGAATATCAATTATTTGGTAATATTCTTTAAAATGTGGTACAACAACTATTTGTGATTCTACTCTAGCCTCATTATTAGTATCTTGATCGCCAAAAGCATCTAATTGATTTTCGGAGTTAGGTTTATATATTCTAACTTCTATTCCTGTATTATCTATATATTTATCTCTCAATGATGCTTGATAAGCTGCGGCTCTATTACCAATTGTTCTATAAACGGTGCCCATTGATTTTGATTAAATTATTTTCTAAATAGAAAGATACATTCTTAGGTTTATTCATTTCAATAAACTTCTTTACTATTTTAATTCTTTTATTAGCTTGTTCATTTCTAAGATTAACAAAAGAAGAATCATCAGAAAACCACTTGCCCCTAGAATCTCTATGAACTAATCCAATTTCCACTATATTTTCATCAGAATCAGTCTTAACTATCTCGTAGACTTCTAGTGATTTATTGAGAAAGTTCTTTATATGAGAAACTAGGTACATGGCTATATGTTGCTAATAAATTTGTTTATTTCTAATAGAATAAATTCTTCTATTTTTAATAACAGTGCTTTACTGAAATTATAATTAGCTAAATCTAAATAGTTCTTACTAGGAGAATAAATCCCCATAATTTTGAACGGAGTATTAATTATAATGAATTTCAATCCACAAACTTCTATTGTAGTTCTGCCTATCTCTTTCTTAATTACAGAGAGGTCAGACATCTGACTATTGTTTTGCAAATAGTCAGATATCCCAGATAACTTATCGTCTATAGGTTTAATTGCTTCAATGAACTTTTCAGCTAATTTTCTATGTTCCATGTCAGTTACCTATTAATTAAGATTAAGAAGATTTTTTGTCGTCTTCATCTTCGTCTTCATCATCAGAATCAAAAGAAATATCCGAATCTGAATCATCTTCCATGTCGTCTTCTTCGTTTTGAAGTTTAGGATCTGGTTGTTGATCTTGAGAAGTAGTTACGTCTTTGTCGCCTTCCATATCTTCAGCATTATCTTCAGTAACGGCTTTCTCGTTATCAGTATCATCAGAATCTTCACCGTCTTTTTGCATATCAGCATCAGAAGGAGTAGAATCCATACCATTAGCAACATCAGTCAAGAAGTCAAGAAGATCAGATAGATCGGTAGGCTCCATAGAGTCTAAAGTTTGACCATCTTCAAGACCAATATCATTAAGAGTTAAATTTCTTTCAGACATGATAGCTGTGATTTTAGTAATCAAATCTTCTTTAGACATAGTAGGAACATCAGTAGCTGGAGCTTGTGCGTTAGCAGATTGAACAGCTGAATCATCACCCATATCATCTTCACAGATAACATATCCTAGAGATTCAACGCTTCTAACCTTCTTAACTCTCAACACATTAACTTTACAGTTAACAGCTGATTCAAGAGTAGCTACAGGTTTATCTTTTTGGATCAATTCAAACTTTTCTCTTACAGAAAGAGATTTGTTGATACGCTTAACTGGAACTTCGAAAGATTCTAATTTACCATTAGAAGAAACAGATTTAATAGATCCATTTAACAATCCTTTAACTAATTTAGAAGAGTCAAGACCTTCATGAACTAGAGCATTAACAATAGAGATTTTTTGTAAATCTCTAGATTTAGCAGATTCTTTAAGATCAAAGTGAGATTCAAGAGCAACATGCTTCAAGAAATTCTCGAACATTGATTTTTCAGTGAAGTTTAAGTTGAATTGAACTTTCTTTTCAACAACTTTAGAGCCATTAGTAACTCTTTTAGTTCCTTCAGAAACAACATAAGGATTACCAGATAAATCAACTTGTAGTTTTAATTTATCACCTTTGTTGAAAGACACATTACCACTTTCAGTAGCAAGAGTCATTTTATTTAACGAAATTAATTTGATCATATTAAATTTTTATTTAATTAGTTTATATTGATTGGGTATTATTTTAAATTTATAAAATACTATTAATAATTATATTTGTTTTCGAGACTATTTCTTCTGAAGCTAAACAAACCCTAGCCATTTTATCAAGAGTAGTCATCTGCACTCCGAGTAACTTTGGTTTTAAATGTTCACTATCACCTTCATTAAACTCTGTATCTTCATCCTCTGTTAATTCAAATTCACTAGGATGAACATTATCTAATACTTTAACAATAACATTCTCATCTCTAATTTCAAGAACATCACCGATGTCCCCTATATAAAGTCTATCACCTTTCTCATTTTTATAAAGAGAAACCGGATCATCTTGTTCTAAATTAACAGATTTTCCATTAAGACATCCTAAAACTAAATCTCTAGTTACGGCAAATTTTGGGTCGATGTGTTCAAGTATTATCATATGAGTATTTTAATTATCGTTTAAATGTATAGTGGGTTTGTAGTGTCTTTTGAGAAGTAATACCTTTTTCTTGTAAAAACTTAGATAAGAAAATCAAATGTTTACATAGACCAGGAATATTACTAGGATTCTTGTATGGACGACCCTTAGGTGGCGGAGGAGTCTTTCTTTGGTATGTCTTTAGTCTGCCACCAAGTAATGCTTTAGCTTTTTTATTAGGATAAGCAAAGTAAAAGAAATATGAATCACAACTGCATCTTACCATAGCTCGAGAAGTACCGAGAACTGGTTTATCTTTAGCTGGATCTTCAACTCCTGTGAAAAGGATGCTGGTAATGTATGCTTTATTACCTTCAGAAGATCTTATTTGGCTATTTATTTGTTTAGTTTTTAAACCTCGGAAGTTAACGATCTTCAATTGATCGACTCCGATACTCTTAGCATCATAGCCATGAAATGCCACAGGAAGAACTTTCTGAGTTCCTCGTATTAATTCTACAATAGTAGGCATATTATTCATTATAAAGTTTTATAATCTCTTTAAGAGATAGATTATTGTTAAAGTTTTCTAAGACATTGTCCATGCCAGATAACTTAGTTTTAAATTTAGTTACAGAAGACTCAACTAATTTATTACTCATTGTTATGGTCTTAACAAAATTCAAATCTTTTTCTCTGTAACACATTACAGATAATCTGTATTTAGAATTCTCTTTAACCACATCAGTGAATGAAACAAATAAATTGTTTTCTTTCTTGGCTTTAGCTAAATTATTAAGTATATCTCTTAAGTATTTATCATTCTGACTCATTAAGTCAACAACTACTTGGCTACCTCTTAGATCCCCTAAACTTGAAGCTGTTGTGGACATTATGAAAATATAATTGGAGTTATAGCCATGTCATTTAAGTCTTTCTCTAAGCTTTCTTTCAATTCATTGTATTTCTCTTTTAAGAAATCAATATTCAAATCAAAGTCACCCTGAAGATTTATAGCTGATCGTGCCGAGATGATTATGTCAAGGTACTCAAAACAAGTCATCCTTGCGAACAGATCTAGATGATTATGTTTTAGATAGATCAATTCAGCATCATCAAATCCAAATCCATGAACTACAGCAACTGTCCCCTCTATGTAAGGAAGAACATACTTAACAGTGTTTGTAACACTATCATGTTCAAAATCAAGATCACCAGTTAAGATTTCATTATTAGTTTTATTTAATAATAATTTATCTAAATCTGGATATGATGTAGTTCCACCGTTGGCAACTGGCTTACCCAATAGCATAGTGTCAATACCACTATATTGTGGTAAATCAAATCTACTATTCTGATCTATTCTCAAAATGCCCAAGTAGTAAGCCGCATCTTCGATAGTATCATTATTGAAAGCAGAAGTTTTTAGTGTTGAGATGTTAGATGATTTGACAGAACTGTCATTGACTGAGATGTTAAAACATTCTCTAAATTGATAAGGGAATGTTTTCCAGTATCTTACATTAGCAAATGATATAGCAGATGGAACTGCAGCTGCCTCTTGTTCGGTAGCTGCAATTACCACATCGCCTATCATGGCTTTAACTTTATTCTCGATGTAAGCTACTTTATCTAAAGCCATAAATATAATTTACTTTTAAAATTACTTAGACTTTTCTTGTCTAGGCTTTCTAGTTTTAGGAGCTTCAGGAGTTTTAACTTCCTCAATGCTTCCTTCAACTTTAACTTCTTCAGCAGTAACTACAGGAGCAACAGCTTCGTTAGCTACACTTGGGTCGATAACAACATCAACTTTAGGTTCTTCTGGAGTAATAACTGGTTCAGCAATTAATTCTGGAGCAGAAGGTTCAGTGATAGCTGGTTCTGGATTTAACAATTTTTTAGTATCTTCGGCAGCAGCTGCTAGTTCTTCAGCGGTTGGTTCAATATAACCAGTTGCACTTGGGTTAGCTTCCCATTGTTCATAAGTCTTGCTAGTTGTACTAGGCAATCCTCTAGATGGCTCTTGTTCAATCTCTAATTTCCTTAAGAATCCATGATCAACTAATTTATCAAGCTGAGGGATGTCAGTAGAGAAATTTAAGCCAAATTCAGTAATAGAATACTCAACAGCTTTAATCTTTTTCGCACCCTTATTAGGGAAATATGCAATACCCATGTTTTATATGTATTTAAAATTAATATTCTTAAGGGGAAGGCTATTTCTAACCTTCCCCAAAATTCTTTAATTACGATTAAGCACCGTAGTTAGAGATAGTTCCTTTGTAGTAGTAACCAGCGTTATTAACGAACAGGTCATACAAGCTCATCAAACCTTTCTCGTTAGTTAGAGTAGGTTGTTGAAGAGTAGGAGTGAAATAGATCGGAATCCATTCAGCCAAGATGGTAGCAGAATCACCAAATTGGAATCCTTTGAAACCGACGATATAGGTGTTAGCATTCATTCTTAATGATTTGATAACAGCTACAGATCCGTCACGGATAGTACCAATTTTGTAAGCACCAACTTTAGGAGACTTAGGTTCTGGTTTGAAATCAAGAGATTGCTCGAAGATGTTAGCAGCGTTTTGTCCGCAAAGGATAAACGAAACACCACCACGACCATTAGCAGCTTGAATCAAGTTTTCACCTTGACCAACTTTAATACCAATCTCAGAGTAGAAGTCACGCTTAGAGTAACCAATACCAGAAGTGCTAGCATCGAAATTCAAAGTAGAAGAAGCAATAGCGTTGTCATTGATTAACTTAACCAATTTTTGATCTCTTTCTTCTTTTATGAAGTTAGCAGCCAAAACTGTTAAAGTGTCTTCAGTGTTAACGCTCAAGTGAGCATCAAGTGCTAGACCAGCTTCAACTGAGTATTTGAATTTCAATGGGTGAGCTTTAGCTTGCACCGGAATTAAACTCAAATCGAACTCTACTGAACGAATTTGTGATTCGTTTTCGTCAGCATGATAGAAGTAAGAAGCCAACACACGATTAGCGTTACCAGGAGTAACTGAAGTAGTTACAGAGATAGCACCAGTTACGTAGTTAATAGTACCCGCAGAGATACCAGTACCAGTGATAGTGCTAGTAGTTTGTCCTGGAATACCATTATCCACACCCTTAGTAGCAGCTTGACCTTCAACAGTAATTACTAGAGTACCTGGACGGATTTTAGCTGGAGATAAAGTAGCAGTAAAAGTTACATCATCAGCATCAGAAGTACCTACAACGAATGAAGTTTTTTCTTCAGAAGCGTAGTTATAATCTGTAGTGTGATTTTTGAACATTTCGTCTTTAGCAGTTACACCATTGAAAGTGTCAGAGTAACGAGGCTTAATAACGAAAACTTGTCCAATTGAACCAGCCAAAGGTTGAATGTCAACGATGTCTTGAGCAATTTGGTTAGGATAGAAAATTCTCACAACGTCCATTGTGATTTTATTCAATTGTCCTAAGCTAGCTTGAACAGTTGATTCTCCCCAAGCGTTTTTGCTATTCTCGATGAAAGCTCTTTGTTGCTCCATCATGCGAACAGTTAACGCACCGCGATATTGTTCAGAAGGATTTTCTGACTCTAACAAGTTAGAAAGATCAGAATACTTCTCTTTGTAAATCTTATTGCTATCAAAAGTAGCACAAGATTCTTTAATTATTGCTGCTTTAGCGTCAACTTTTTGTTTTACGCCAGCCGTAGCAACTGATTCGTGTAAAAGACCCATATTGTTTTTATTTAAATTTATAATTAATACTTATAACCAGTAAAGAGTTTCGAAGAAACATCAGTACCTATTTTTGAACCAACTCTTGATTCAACTGTTCTAGAATATTCGTATCCTTTTGTATCTTTCTCAACTATCTCTTTGCACTTATTTACAAGTGATTCGATAATTGAAGATTGATATTTGAATGCTTTAGAGAAAGTTTTCTCTTTAACAACACTTTCTTTCTTAAGATTATCATTGCTCTCTAATAGATCAGCAATAGCTTTAACAGCTTTTGATTGAACCATTTCGTGAACATATTCAGCCATTTCAGAAACTGATTTAACACCAGCTTCAATAGCAGCGTCAACAGCTTTAGTCATTTCTTCTTTAGTGTAAACGCCTTTTTTAAGAATTTTCTCAGAAACTGCAACTGCTTTAGCACGTTCTTGTTCAAGAACAATATTTTTAGCAATAGTTTTAGTTAAAAGAGATTCCAAAGATTCATTTTGTCTTACAGACTTGTTCATAATATCTTTAGCTTGTTCTCTTAGTTTCTTAGATGACTTAGCTTCAGTTTTAGCTTCATCATCTTTTTTATCTTCTTCACTGTCATCTTCGTCTTTATCTTTGTCGTCCATATCATCTTCTTCAGTAACAGTTTTATCTTCATCATCCTTATTAGTTTTAACATACTGATCTCCACCATCCAAAGAATCTTCTGGAGATTCATCTTCTTCATCTTGAAGTTTAGGATCTGGTTGTTGATCTTGTGAAGTTGTTACATCCTTATCGCCTTCTACGTCTTTAGGATCTTCCTCTTCTTTAGCTGCAATTCTAGCAAACACAGACTCTTTAATTTTAGCGAAATCACTAGGAAGTTTTTCACCAGAGTTGATTGCTGCTTTTTCAATAGCGATGATCTTTCTAACAGCTTCAGAAAGATTTTTGGTAGCTTTTAGACTAGCTACTTCTTTTTGTAATGTTGACATTGTCATATTTGATTTATTGTTGAACTTTTCTTTTATATCGTGAATATTTTTAACTGCTTCTATAAGAACTACAGACTCAGAAACTTTAACCTCTTCAGGATTTATATAAGTACCTGCAGAAGGTTGCCCTACAGCATCAGTTCCTAAATATTGGTAATCTTGAATAGTATTATCATCTTCTCTTAATCTACCAAGACCTCTAATCGAAGTACCAATAGATACACCATCTTTAAATAGAGCTTGAAGATCTTTACCTTTAGAGGTATTTAAAATTAACCAGTCATTAAATAAAACTTTCCTTCCACCAATCTCTCTAATATAAGCATCAACAACTACGTGAGATGAATCAGATGGCTTAGGGTAAGTAGTTTCAGGATGATCGTCAGCAGTACAAATAAGTCGTCTTCCTGTAAACGCCCCGTCATTATGAGCTTCTTGGATAGATGCTCTCATTACTGTTTCAGGATAAATTCTTCCGTTAAGATTCTTTTCATCTAAAATAGTAGCAGGAACTCCTCTAACTATCATTGACCCTGATGAAGAAATTTCTTTCTTGGTGTCTTCTGATAATAGGGAATAATTAGCTCTAAAAGCTAAGCCTGATTTTTCAGTAAGTAACTTTCTTTCAATCATTATATGATAAACATTAAAATTGTTTCTATCTTAATTACAAGTCCAAATTTAAAGCAAAAACTAGTACCTAATTAGAAGACAGATATTCAGACAGCTCATCAGGTGTTATATTAAACACTGATAAGATGTATAACTTCAAATCCATAGGACTAGCGTCGTATAGCGGAGCTGCGTTAGTTAACTTCTTAGACAAGAGTAAATCTTTCTTTGATACAAGAGCAAATATTCTCTCAACAATAATCTCTTGATTCTTACAAATATTTCTTAATTCTGGGATGCGCTTGATCTGTTCTACAGACAAGTTCCTTTTCATCACGGTCTTCATTAATTCAGACCAACGAGGCATGTAGTAAGATAAAAATCTATATTTAGATTCTTTACCTAGATCTCTATTGGAGTCATCGATTCCGATGTTAAATCTCCAACATATTTTATAATTCCTCTGGACCAAATTGCTTGACATTATCTAATTCCTCGAATATTTTATCTGAGTTTATTGATTTATCTTCTTTAAGATAAACCTTCCCATTATCATAGTTAACTATTACTTCTGCTTTACTTGTTAGCTTAGAAAAAGCAATACCATAATTTCTCTTATTCATTATCTGTTTCCAGATATCAACTATAAAGAAGAAGTCAACCGGATATTCCGAATCACCCTTCAACTCTCTAATGTCAATGAAGCCTAAATTAAAAGATAATTTATGAGATTTAGTTCCCGTAGCAACGAAGTTCTCTATGTTATCCTTTAACTCCTGTAAATGGGAGTCTTGTTTAAGAGTATTTTCCATGATTATTTAAATTTACTAACAGATAAGTAAATTATACCTGTTAATACTGTTTCTACTAATAGTACTAATTTACTATCAAAATTAACGCCTTGAACAATTACCTTAACTAAATAAGACAAACATATTATAAATAGAACTAGTACTAGGAAGATTCTTTTATTCTCTTTAAATAACTTAAAAAGAGATAACTTATCTATCTTCTCTTCCTCTTGTAGAATCTTTCTGCTCTTTGCGGCACTCCAAGAGGCTAGTAATACTGGAATGAAATGAAGAGATTTTACTATAAATGATAATATCATTTTTCTTTTCCCTTTAGAAGTTTTAACACTTCAATTAGTGCCGATATTTTATCAGGAGATTTTAAAGCATCTAAAAGAGCTTTTAAAACTTCTAGGATATCAATAGCAAAAATTGATATCAAAAAGACTATTGCGCTACAAACCAAATCATTCTTATCTGGACTTGAAACTAAATAGTAAAACAATATTCTATAACAAAGTATAGAAACTATTATAACTTCTAAAGTAAACAGTAAATTCCTTCTCTTCATAATCATAAAGACACGAAGAATCCCAGCAGATAACCCTATTAATAATATGTTTATTAGATCATTCGAAAACATTATACTTTGTATTAAATATTAACATCGTGAATATTATACAAAGTATTTTATTTTACCTACTTACAAGTCGTCTATTTCCTCATGAAGACTTTCAATTAAAGTTACCATTTTCTCTTTATTATCACCTTTCTCAAAGAAACCTTGGAAGTGTTCTCTATATACATCAGAAGAATCTACAACAGAGTAATAGTTTTCTGAACCTTCAGTGCTATATAAACCATCCTTATTAGGAGAATCTTTATCATTATCCTTGGGTTGATCACCGTCTGAATATGGAGCTTCTGGTTTAGGATCTTTAAGATTCTCTGGTGAGAACATCTTGCAAAGATGATTAGGTAATCCTAATTGCTTTAATAGGGCTTGGAATAATCCCTTAGGAACTATCGGATCTTTACCTTCATCAGTCTGGTTAGATTTTCTGAATGTATCGATCATCTTGCCAACATTCTCAAAGATATCCGAATAGATTTCTAATAGTTCGGCAGCAACTTGAGGTGGTCTTTTTACTTTAACCTTTAATCCTAAATTAGCTAAATCAGCCATAGGATCCAAGATACCAGCAAGACACATACAAAGTTTAGTCATACCAGTAGCATATCCTCTTTCATAAGGAACTAAACTTCTAGCAAACTTTAAATCTTGAGCTCTTAGTGCTCCACCTTGATCTCCAAGTCCACCACCTGAATCAGTAACGAAATAACCCTTAGGCATTCTTGTTGCAACAATGGCTTTATCTCTAAAGTATTCTACGTCGTCAACAGATGAGATATCAATATTAGATTGGATCTTATCAATTGCAAATCCATCAATAGAAGGCATAAACAATATCTCTGTAAGAGCTGCGATTTTACCCTTGCTCTTAACACTTCCTGAAGTATTATCTTGGAAGATAACATTCTTCCATTGAGACTTGAACTGGTTCAACTTACTCATCGCATGAGTAGGATTGTTATTACCAGTAGGAATTTTTACAACTAATCTCTCAACCTTAGATGCTCTTGATAAAGCAAGTAATCCTTCAATCGTCATCAATTGATCAAATACTACTCTCATGCCTTCAAGAAGAGATCTTCCGTATGGGCGAGTGTCTAGATTAGCAATTGTTGATTGAATGAATAACCAAGGTGGAATTGTTTTATCCATCTGAAGCTTCTTCATGATCTCAGGAGGATAGAACTCTGCGGTTAGAATTTGATATCCAATTGGTTGTCTTATACCTTTAGCTACAATAGCTTTCCAATCTTTAGGAACTAGAGGCTTAATAGTAATATTGTTTTTATTTCCATCTTCAGGGACTAATATTTGATAGCCTAAGTCCCCGTACTTACACAGATTTCTAATGTCAGCTCTTGAATTCTCTAAGATAGCACTTTTCTTAAGAATATCTAAAACTTTCTTTTGTAATTGTTTATCTCTAAAAGTAATCTCAACAGGGTGATCTAAGAAACCAACAGACAATGCTTCATCTGCATATGTGTCTAAGGTTATGATTGCTTCAGTCATCGTAGCATCCATGCTATCATAAATAGCATATTTCTGCATTCTAGCATTCTCGATATCTGTAATCTCGGAACCATTATCAGTCCAGAATTCCAAGAAAGATCTCATTGTGTGCTTATCGCCAACTAGATCACCGAAACCCTTAGGGATAATAATTGAATCATCTTCCTTACCAGTTTTACCTGGAATGTATTCTAAATTGAATCTATCGGCAAATCTTTTAGCTAACTCAGGAGTTATACTATCTGGTAGTTCTAACTTATTAGCATCTCCAGAGAATCTTTTGAAAAAATTTCCCAACATACTAAATCTCCTTTTTGGTTACTACTGAATTCTCATCAGAGATAGACCACTCAAAAACAGCTTTAGTCTCAGATTCAACTGCTCTGACATACGGCTTTTCTCCTCTCACAAGAGCACAAACAGCATATCTTTTATTATTGCTTTTTATAGATGATTTGATCATTAAGATTTTAGAATTTTCATCACAGAAAAAGTTATAGTTACTTTTTTCATCTAACGGCATTGGAGTAACTAAGAACATAAATACTGGTAATTCTTGTTGATTAGTTGCCTCTTCTGGAATATTCTCAAATTCATTAGCAGGATCACCACAAACTGTAATTCTTATCTCTTTCGTATCATCATTAACGCTATCTATATTAACAATATCTCCTCTTGCGAAGGGTTTATCTCCGATAATTCTCATCAATTCAGAGTAATACCAGAATTCGTAAGAGTGTTTATTATCTATCCCAATTTTACTTGAGTAGTTCATTATTGCGTAAGCTTGCATCTTGAATATTATTTTAATTTTTTAATCTTCTTTTTGACAAAGAAAGTTATTAACGGATAAAAATTTTTATCAGCATCAGTCATCCCAATGTCTTTAACAATCTTCTCGGAATCTTTCCAAATATCTTCAACTTTATCTATTGACAAGTTATTTTTCTTAGCCAAGGATTTAACTACTGAATTTGGCATTAGTCTCTAATTGGTCTAAGAATTTTTAATTCATTATCTTTGAGAATTGCTTTCCCTTGATTAGACTCATTAATTCTTGAGGCAATAGCTTGTGCTTCAGTTTCTGAAACAAATTGCTTGTCTAAACTAAATGATTCTTTAGCTTTATTATCGGCTAAAATTTTAATGTCGCTCATAAATATTAAAGTTTAATTATTAATCTCACTACATAACAAGTCGACTAAAATAATGCTTTCACCTCTGTTAGATCCGATAGATTAATTGATCTTTGATTTGGAATTTCTGCTTAATTAAGTTATCTTCCTTAAGTGTTTTTATATTTAATACACATACCATCTCCTTCACAATACTATAATTAATAAAGACTTTCTCTATACACAATAAATTTATCAGAACCATGGAAATTAAATTTTTCTTATATTAACACATATTAAACACTTGAGTCGTCTTTTAATTTACTATTAGTTAGTTGTTGATTTATGTGATTCAAAATAATTCTTTGATCAGATAAAGTACTTATAATAGTGGGATCACTTAAATCACCATCAGCCAAAATATCACTTATCTTATTAACACAATCAATATTCAACATCATAATCCCCTGTTTTCCAGCTCGAGTATTTCTATTATAGTGTTCTAATCTTCTCTCTAAGATATCATATCTCTTTTTATTTTCTTCAACAATTTCATCTAGCTGAACTTTAACCGCTGTTGTTATAATAGGCACTAGTTTCTCAACAATGATGGGCATAAATTCTTCAAGTAATTCCTTAGAGAATTTCTTCCTTTCAGTCTTAAACATCCATGCTAATAATTTAGATCCCCATTTCCATAATAATTTAGCTATAATCCCTAGGAATAGTAGTATTCCTCCGAATGAAAGCTTTATCATTAATTCTTCTTTAGTGTACATTTCCATAGTATTTACAACATTCTTGCCATTAAAATTTTGGATTCATAACTTACAATATCAGATCTACCATTAATGACGATGAGAACTTGATTCAAGCTCCAGCATAGTCACTCCAAGAATATTATTAATTTAGCTATCTCTCTCTCTCTTATACTAGTCTTACTACATTATACAGAGATTCTCATGTTAATATAACTTTTTAATAATTAACAAAATTGACTCAACTCCGTATGGTAATACTGTCATTACTGTGGCTCCGGTTAAGAGTTCTCCTAGCTGAGTATTGCCTTGAAGCCACGCTGGCCATCTATCTCTATTTAGATGATTTATTTTATCATAACACCAAGACATAGCATAACCTGTTGGGAAGATAAACGGTAGCATCCAAAACACATTTAAATCATAAACGAAAAACATGTGAAGAGAAACTACAAGTGGCCCAGGAACTGAGAATCCTAAACCTCTGATTCCCATAGAAAATTTCTCCATTTCTATTCTCCAGTGTAGAGGTCTAACATCTCCAGCTGGGGAATCAACTAAATTAAATCTTTTCTTAAGAGCAGCATAATCATCTACTGATATCTTAGTAGCCCAGTTAGAGGGGATCCACTTAGCACCATATTTTAAATATGAAATCCACTCAACCCAGATAGCGTCTGGATTATGCGACCAGCTATCTTCAGCTCTACCAACAAAAAACCATGATCCCCATCCTGGTAATAAGCCAATTATCCACGAAACTAAGAATGTTACCATAAACCATGCTAAATCAATAAATGAATTTAAGGGATCAACTCTTAATAACAAGTAATAAGGAAGATAAAATGAGATAGTAATTAATAATGCAAGAATTATTCTCTTAACACCGTGACTTAATTTTTGAAGAGGCTTGTATGAAATGCTTTCTTGACCACCGCCTCTAAGTCTGTTCCATAATCCTCCGAAACACCCTAGTCCTAAGCCTAAAAAGAATATATTAAGAATAATCATAAAATACTAGTATTGGTTAATGTTTTAATTACCAATACTAGTCGCGCTATTTAAATCAAAGACTTCTTGTAACTAACCCTGATCATCACTAACAAGTTTAGCTTCAGCTCTTCTCAAATTTCTCAGAATAGTTTTCATTTTACCCGGAAGAGTTCCAATCAAAGACTTAGCCTTGCCTGCAACTTTTTCTCCGTTAATGACCCCGGAATACATAATTGTTGTATCATCTCCAATAACCATCATTAGAGTATTACCCTTATGCGCCCAAGAGTAGCCAAGATCACCATTTTGACATGGCATAATAAATGGCACAGGAATTCTACTATCTTCATTTAGGAATCTCTTAACAATAACTGAGTGGCGAATCTGTAATTCACGTACAGCCTTGTACTCTTGTTTATTCCAATTATCTTCTAGACACTCTTTCTTAATGTCTTCTAGTTGTTCCTCAAAGCTAAGATTTAATTCAGTCATAAGTATTTTATTTATTTATTGTTCATTGGTTTGAATTCGGTATCAAGATCTTTAACAATCTCATTACCTAACTTAATAGAAAATCCAGTAGGACGTTCTCTTAAAATATTTTTATCATCAACATCTTGTCTCAAATATGCTAAGGTAATATGGGGCTTATATTCTGGATAGTTAGAAGTTGCTCCAAGATATTTACCATAATTGTTTCTAGCTTTTAATCTCCAATCATCTACTTTTAACACTAAAGCATGCTTGAATTCTGGATCAACTTTAGAATCAAATAATTCTAATTTAATAGAATTATTAATAAGCATATCTCTACTATCAATTTCGTAGACATAATCAGAAACTACATAACCTTCAATTGGAGTTTGGCTATATTGAAGAGTTACGTGATAATCTTTAGGATCAACTAATTGGGACTTATCCATATTGTACTTACTAAATACATTAGAGATCCACTTATTAAGATCCTCAGCATTTAATACTCCTAAAGAGATATAGCCATTTTTAACAATCATGATTTATATTTAATTTATTTAAGCAATCCTCGAAAGGCTTGTAGTTACTATTTAATTCTTTATATCTTTTTAAATATCTCTTAACGATGACTATATTCATGTAAACTTCCCCATAAGTTTTATCCATGAAATAACACATCTCACACTTGTCAGTCATATTAAAAACTGTAGCTATAAACTTCTCAATATCAACTCTTAAGTACCCAAATACTGGTTGTCCATCTGATAACTTAATCACGTGTGCCCGAGGTTGGTGATGTATATAAAGTATTTTATAGTTCATTATTCACAAAGTAAGTTTTTATAGATATAATTCTTAGTTACCCCTCTAATTCTAGAAACTAGAAATCCATCATGGTATAATCTTATAATTAATCTACCAAAAGTTTCAACCAAAGATTCTCTGTATCGAACAGGTTCACAACATAAGTAGATATACCCTAGTGGACTTCTACTACACTTTTCCATGTATCCTACTAATAAGTGTTTTCTTATTAATAGAGGAATCTTTTCTAACTCTCCTGGGATAATATCCAACAACTGCTCTAGACAATACGCTGGATAACATTCATCGCCTAAATCATCAAAAGAAATTATCTTTCCAGTTTTATTGTAATAAACTAATCCCTTCTTAGAGAGACCTAGTTTAGACAACTTCCTAGATAACTCAAATGAAGTGATGTCGTACGCAGGAGTAATCTCGACTGCTGGCTTACGCCGAACGGTCGGTGTAGCTTTCTTTCTCATATTAATTATTTTGTAGCAAAATTAAAAGTTCTTGTACTTTATTATCAACTCTACTACTACACAATCTACCATAATTTTCAATCATAGTAGAGTGTCTTATTCTTATAAACTTATATTCACTAAAATATCGCTGTATCTCTTCTTGTCTTATTATGTCTCGCTTAGTAAGCTCTCCAGATTTTTCAAAATGATGATCTTCGTCCCATTCTATTATAATTTTTAAAGAAAAATTAATATAATCCAACCAATAACCTAAATCCTTTATCAAGAATTCATTTGGATTACCAGCATAAACCCCAAT